CTTGGGTTGTATTGATATGACCCAAAGACTCGTCTTGACCAGCACGGTTGATCTCAGCCACTTTTACGCAGATCTATTTGCTAAGCGGAGTCTAGCTTGCGGTCCCGATCTGGCGCAATTTAGACAGCCACCTTGATGTCAATCTCGGAAGTCGCAACAAAATCAGCCGTTCCAGTGAGCAAATCGCCAACTTGAGCGTTCAGATTGGTGTTGGTCAAGAGAATTTCGCACTCGTAGTAAACAGAGCCATTGATCTTTGGACTTGAATCGTTTCGATTCTTGAACAAATAGAATCTTGCTTTAGTGTTGCATTGGTTTTGCAGCAAAAGCACAAGTCGAAGCAGCGCTAAGGTGTCCTGCTCGCCAGCAACAGCTCTATGCTCTGCCATGAAATCAATGCTGCCCGCGCCACGTACCAGCGCTTTTACATTCTCTCCAAAAGTTTGGCCAATAGCGGTTGTGTCTAGGTTTTCCGCATCAATGCTTAAAATCCATTGTTTTAATTGAACCTGGAAATTGTAGTTTCTGTTTGCATCGACACAGATAACATCAAAGCCAGACGGCAGAGCAACTATAGTGGAAAGAACTACCTCTCCATTAATAAAAAGATCAGCTATTGAAGCAATTGCAGAGTCAATTGCAGCTGTATAACTTGCGTTGTTTAAATAACTAGCCACAACCAAATTCTTTGGCTTGACGTTTAAAAATGCTTTTTCAGTGCCGGACTGTGTGTGTGCAGCCGCTTCTGTTGTCCAAAGCCTAATTCTATCCAGTAAATCGCGACTCATGTATCCGTCAGTCTGCTCTGTTAAGCCAGTCGTTGCAGCCGTATTGTAGAAATCATCAAGATCGCTAAGTGCGGTGTATCCAACCAAGTTGTTGCCTGATTGAGTAGTCAAGTTATTACTTGACTGAGTCATCAATGAACTACTTAAATTGTTGTAGAAAGGAGCGTCGTCAGTATCGGAGCCTGTATACCAAGCCTTGGAAGGACCAAGCATCCAAATTGAACCCCGGTAAATCCCATGACCATCAGGGCAATCTGCATATCCGTCGCCATTTAAATCAATAGGCAGCCCTCCATCAGACGCCAAAATAATTCTGTCACCTTGCCAATAACTTGAACTAGCAAAAGTTATTGTGTAAGGAGTTGAGCCAATATTGAAGCGCTGATAAGACAGCGCCATAGCCTCTGGTACTTCTCGACTTATCTCAAGTAGTCCACCTGTACCAAGAACGGCCATCAGAACGTACCGCTAGGCTTGCCGCTGAAGCTAAATGAAATAGGAACGCTGACAACGCTTCCAACACTGACTGAGACGCCAGCTTGCGTAATCAAAGCATCGCCTTGCAACGTGCCTTCGGCCACATTGGTGTCTAACACCATCGCAATAGTATCAGTTGATTCAGAATCGTTCAGCAATCGATTCATAGTCGCCGTAGTAGCTGCATTGGTCGCGTCGTATAACAACGTCCCAGTGCCAGTCGTCCCTCTTACGCCATATGCATAAGTGCGGTCTTTTTGCCCAATGCCTGTAGTCTCAAGCGCGTCTCTAACGATTGTCAGGCTGACATCTCGAACTTTCGCGATGGCCGCACCTTGGAATCGGAGTTCAGCGGTAGAACCTGTTTTGACGGCCATGGAAAAACCTCTTTCAGCTCATTCTAAGCTCTCCGACAAGGCTAACACTAACGTTTGATCGCCCTGGAGCCACACTGGCAACGCTTGGAGGAGAGCCCTCGGCAAAACACCATTTCAATCCTGTAGCAAAAGAAGATCCATCTAAGTACGCTGTCAAGGTCGAGTCCGCTCCATTGAAAACAGTCGTTGGCAACGACAAGTCATCCAAAGCGCCTTTGGCAGCTTTGTAAGCGGCCATAATCAAAGACACATTTGTATCAGTAATATTGCTGAACTCAAGTCGAAGCTCGGCTTGACTTGGCAATGAAGCAAACAATCTTCGCGTTGTTACGCCTGATTGAGCGACATGGCTCTTAACAGGAAAGACTGGAGGCTTAAATCTGCGAGCAGAAGGCTCAATTGACGGAAATGCTGTGGTCATTGCACTTAGGTGATTGTCCAGTTTGAAGCTGTGTCAAAACCGTCAGCGACCAACGGAATGCCAGCACCAGTAACTGGCATGTGCAGCGCTTCTATTGTAAAGGTGCCGTCTTGGTCCGCAGTGATCTGCTCAACTTGATAAGTTCTCGACTCTTGACTTGACTTGATCTCAGTAAAAATAACTCCAGTTGGCGTTGCTCTAGTACCACTGCCGGTTACAACCAAAGTTTGCACACTTGGGTCATTCCCAGAGTTGGGATCCCAAGCAAAAACAGAATAACTACCATCAGCGAAAGCCTCTGATGTCACAAGATCCCCCGCTCCAGTGACAACGCCATTACTAAAATCAGAATACTCTGTTGCGTCCATTGCAACATTGATGTAATCGCCAGGCGCAATGTTGTTGTAAATAGATTCGTGCGTAACCTTGAATCTCACAACATGATCGGTGAGCCTGCGCATTCTGATGATGAATTTTGCAGCATCAATAGCATGGTCCCGTTGAGTGCAATAATCAGTCATGTCCAGCGATACCGTATCCAACGGCGTATAGCTTGCTTCTTTGATCAGCGCTTCTTTTACGGTAGAAAACGCTCCTTCACTGGAAAGATCAGAAGATGAGCGCTCCTCCCGATAAGTGACGCTAACTTCAATTGGCTCTCTATCCTCTGGGTTCAAATATTCAATCTGATAGCTGTCCTCTAAGATGTTGCCAACAGTAAAAAGCCCTTTAATATCTGCAGCGACAAATGTCGAGCCAGATACAGGAAGAGCAGGCTTAAGTGTAAATTGACCGTTTATCTCAGCAAAATACAGCAAATGTGTTGCAGCAAGATCTGCAGCGTACTGCCTAAGATTTATCTGATCAGCAACAACACCATTGAAAAAGTAGCTTCTGCTTTGACACCAATCGTTAGCTTCCTTAAATCCAGCAATATCAATCATTTCATCCTTGATCAAATCACCCATTCCGTACCTGTCGTTGGACATCAAATCCAGCAAGATCTCCGGGAAGCGGTACAAGTGGTTTGGTGTTGGATTAAAAGGTAGGCCTGTGTATGAGTCTAATCGCCTGGATTTAATACCTTCTTTTACATAACCAGAAAACTGAGTGAACTGTTGCCACTCGGTTGAGGATCGAATATTAATTCCGACCAAAGCAAGATTGCTGTAATTTCCCGTCTGACCCGTTACAATTTCATTGACGTATGAAACACTGTGTTCTGGCCCATTTTTGGCACTTGAAGAAATTTCTTCGTAAATAAAATCCTCCGCACAGGTCATAAACTCATCAATCATCGCTGAATATCCCGTGCCAATCTCAGTGTCTACCGCCTCAAGAGATTCAAAAGTTACATCAGGGTCACCATTTATCAACTCTTTTGCATAGGAGGTGGTAAGACCAGTCGTTGCCTCCCCAAATTTTGACCTAACATCATTATGGAAGGGATGGCTAAAAATTTTGCCATTAAAAGCGACTTTGACAGCAGCGCCACCGTATGAAGCAACCGTCTGATACTGAAAGCCTTCGTTTGCGTCTAGCAAGAAAAAGTTGCCAGACGTTTTTTGCCTAATCTCGAATCCAGTTATTGGACGAAGCCTAAAGATACGCAGCTTGGCCGTTGTAAATTCAACTCTTAAAAAGTTAAATACTGGCTGCATTGTTTCGCTTTGAACAGCAAAAATTTTGCCGCTATCGACCCAGTCATTGTCGGTGTCGGCATTCATTTCTTTATATTGCAAAGTAAAAAATGCAAACCTTTTTACCGACACGCTAAGCGTATTACTTTGATAAAACTCGCTGTCGTAATTGCTGGTGCTATTTTGTGCATCGCAAAACAAATTGTCTGCAACCTCATAGGTTTTTGCGTCTTTAAAGTTGCAAAGCCCGTTGATCCTGTGACCTAGAGTCGAGGTAAATCCAATTTCGGTAATATCGCAAGCTCGCGTGTTTGTGACGACCGCCTGTGCATAACGCAGGATATGCCCAAAGGTTGTTGCAACCGCACGCGAAACTGGATTTGGGTTGTCCACAGTCATACCCCCGTTATATGCACCTTTTAGATGAGCCTCTGTATATGTATCAACAGATCCAGGCTCAACAATCTCAAACGTCACGTCAATTTGCTGAGTTGAGCCTACTTCATCAGCCTCTGATCTAAACACTCCATCAGAAGGACTGCGAGAAGTGCAAACTCCGATTGCGCTGCCAATCTTGTAAATTTCGCCAATAATTAAATTCTGATCATAATACGTCTGCCTAGAGGCAACGCTTGAAGCGACGTCTTTGCTTGCTTCAGAAGTGTTGTTTTCAGTGAATGTAATTTCTTTTTCTGATTCTTTAAAAAGAACATAAGTAACATCGTCTCCTGGTATTAACGAGCGCGTTCCAGATGAATTAACACCGTTTTTCTTGGTTATACCGCTAAAACTCGCATAGTTGTATCTAAACTTTCTGCGCATTGCAATTTGAGGCCCGTCCTTAGGGCACCTGACCTCAAAATTACTGCCGCTTTGTGCCCGTTGATTAACTTTGACGCCAGGTCTTACGACAGGATTTACCTTAAAACATAAATCGTTACCAATCAAAGAGTAAACGCCAAATGTGGTGCTTGAAGAAGGCGTGTGAACAGATGAAAAAGCAACCGTTTCCGTAGGCGAACTGCCCGCCTGAATTTTGAAAACTTCTCCTGTACCCGAAGTCGCTGACGAGCCACCACCATTAGTCCTTCGATCATTGGTTCCGCTTCTGCCAAAAACTCTATCGTTCTCTACTATCGTTCCACTATCAAGACTTGCGTAGATCGTTGCTCGCGCTGCAATTTGAGTGGCAGAATCTGTGGTGTACTTGTAGTTTTTAAGAAGGTTAGAACCAACTGCCCATAGATCATTATCAAATCCACCAACCTCACCCTCTCCAGCAAGAAATATGGATCGCAACATCTGAGACGTTCCAAACGACAGCATCTGCGACCAAACAAGTGGCATGCTCACGCGAACACCGCCAACCTTGGCTCCGCCTACAGACCTATTGCCATAAACGAGAGGAACTGTGCTGCCAACCTTGACTACATTTTGAACAGAGTCAAAGCCGTAACGCGGCGAAAAACTCTGGTTTGTGATTACTGGATCGTCAATATTGTCAGTTCGCTTAATTGCCCTTGGTCCACCTCCTGCATCAGGCACACTTGGCCGTAAAAGCATTGAAGCCACAGTGGCCCCAACACTGAGCACAGCACTGACAATTGCAAGAGTAAGTGTGACAGGATCACCACCAGCAACTGGTCCTTCAATGGGATTTTCTTTTAAATACTGCCTTGCATCTGCCTGGAACGATTGAAACTCCTCTTCCGTCAGCCCCAAAAGGCTGCAAAGGTAACGATCGGACGGGAGCATAGTCATCGAAACGTCCTGTACTCCAGATTTGCGACTTTTTTGCTAGGCAGCCAATGCACGCCACGCTTGTGGTGCGGGAACAAAAGCCCGTTATCCACGATAATACCTAAGCCTAAGTGCGTTGGCTCATCAAACAAAGTCAACGCATACTCCTGCTGAGAGCAAACAACTGTCCGTTCCAGCCATTGGTCTTTTAATGCAGCCCACTCTCCACGAGAAGCCATGCTCAACCAATTTGGGTCGTAAGGGGGGTGATCAATGCCAGCATCGCGCAAAACGTTCCAAACCATAATCACGCAATCGCAACCAACTCCATCGTCTGGATCAGCGCCAAACTCATGTGGCAAACTCAAATAATGGTGCCAACGCTTCACGTTGTGATTTGCCCCGTCGTAGGCAGTGCGCCAACCAACTCTTCGCTTAACTTTCTCCTAGGCACTTGACCTTGAACCGCATCTAGGGGTGAGATAAGCCGCAGTTTGATCAACTTGGTGTCCATCTCATACGAAGCAACACGCCAGTTCTCTGTTGAAATCAATAGATCGTCAGCAAAGGTGCTGATATTCAAGCTCACAGTTTCAACTCGCAAGATCCAGCGCTGTTCAACTGCCTGTTTAAACAGGTTCAAAATAATTGTTGAACCAGCCTGAGTTGACGCTCCAATGCCCAAAACATTTGAACTGCGATCTCCGCTCTTTTCTCCTCCGCCAGTCGCCAACACAAATGGCGCAAATATGTAAGTGTCGCCACCACGAACACGAGTGCCGTTAACCGTAAAATTTTGAAAGTAGTAAGCAGTCTCTACATATACAGCCATGGAAGGCTGTAAAAACTTGACGTAGTTGCAGAACGCATAGCCGCTCATAATCCAACCCTTCGCCGTGTTTTAACACTATTTTGCAGTGCAGCAAGTGTAAGCGCACGACCACGCTGTGCCGCTTGAGCCATGCCGCTTTGATGCTGTTCAGCAGTGACATACTCAACGCCATTAATGGACTGGGATTCAAAACGCACATCTAGAGGCGCTGGATTTGAAATCGCCTCTGCAGTCTGCTGTTCCGCTGCTGCCACCATTGATGCCTCTGAACTACGAGAGAACGGCACAGAAAGCTGTCTTAAGTTTTCTTGGCGATTAATTTGCGTGTTCTCTTGGCGGTTGCTTGCAATATTCTCTTGACGGTTAATTAACTGAGATGTGATGCCGCCTTGATTGCCTCCAGGCACAAAAGGAACCGCCATGGCATTTGCCATTTCAGCACCAAGGCTTTCACTTGATGTGATTTCACCGTTAGCAAATGGAACGAAAAGTTCTGGACCACGCTCGCCAACAAGCATTGGCGAGCCACCAAATACAGGGCCGCCATTAGCCCTTAAACGAATACCAAAGTTTGGACCTAAAGTTCCAAACTCGTTGCCAGCAATATTTGTAAAAGTGCCCCCTCCAGAGCCCATGTCTACGCCGGGCAGACTTGACTGGCCGCCAACTGCCGTTCCAATTCCAGCAAAAAGTCTTGCAACGCCAATCGCAATGTAAGTTGCAATCATTTCTGCAGCCTGTTTCGCAAGAACATCTGCAACGCTCTTCAGCAGGTCCGCAAATACTTCTTTAACGGTTGCCGCTCCAGTGATGAGATTCTGAATGCCGCCTACGAGTGAGTTGCCAATTGCATTGCCAATGCCTTGAGAGATTTGAACCGCTTGCATCTCTAAATCATTCAGGCTCTCAACTGACTGCTTAATAAATTTATTGAGAGGGCTGTTTTCTGCAGATATTTGCTTCATCAAGCTGCCAACCTGTGCAGCTTGCTCTTCGGACATGCCGTCCTTTCGCAGCTTTTGCAGCTCTTTCTCAATACGCAGGCGCTCCCTTTCGGCCTCACTTGTAGCCTGAGCTATCTTAAGTTGATATTCAAGGTTCTCAATTGTATCGTCGAACTTTTCTTGCCTTTGACGCTGCAATTCTTCCAGCTCACGCTCTACTTCACGCTGAGCCGCTAGCTTTTCAGTAGCCTTGCCAATGTTGATAGCCTCTATCTCTTTTTGTTTCGTAACGCCAATAAGATCCTTTTTGCGTCTTGCCTCGATTTCAGCAATTCTCTGCTCACCTTCTAAACGGATCACTAATTGCTGATCACCAGCTGCCTCAGCAGCCGCAATTTGATCCTTAAATCGAGAAATCTCAATAACCTTTTGACGCTCTTCATCAAGCTTTGCCAATCGTTCCTGCAGCCTTTGCTCCTCTCTTGCTGCCTTGTCAGCTGCAGTGTTTTTAGGAGGTTTAATCGATTTTCTGTCTTGCTGAGTAATCCTAAGGGGACGACTAAGCAAATTAGATTCGCCAAATTTTCCTCCCGCAACATCTCGCGAAAGCTCGCTGAGAAGATCCAATGGCGCTGATTTTAAAACTTCTGCACTCCGAGGAAGACCACCCATGCCAAACCCTTGAATCTCTAACTCAGTGCCAATTCTTCGCTTAGCCGCTGCACGGAATCTTGCTTGGTCAGCAGGGTCTTGAAGGCTTCCCGCTAAACGATCAATAGTACCTTGTGTGACTTTTTTCCCTAAAGTTGCATTTACGATTTCCAAAAAGTCACCAAGAGGGCCAGCCACAAAGGCTTGCAAGGAAATCATCAAGTGACCAACAAGACGATCAAATTGATCAACTTCTGTCTCAAGGTCTTGAAAAGCTTCAATACCATCAGAACCAATCTTGGATGCAAGTTCTATTGTCGAAAGCTCAGCAAGCGCCTCAACATCACCAAGCTCTTGAAGTTGTTGCGCTAATTCTTCTGAGCTTTTACTTGTAAAAAGAGATCGCTCACTCATTAAACTCAGCACTTCCTCTAAAGACCCAAAAGCTTTGCCTGCATCAACTATGCCTGCGACAAACGTATCAACCTGCTGACCAATCGCGCTAAATGCAATTTGCGCTCCAAATGACCCTGTTAACCCGCCTGCAGCGCCGCCAATAACTGATCCCGCTCCACCACCAAACAACAACGGGAAGCCAGCACCAAGACCAACTTGTTCAAGACGTTGCCTTCTGGCTCTTTTTGCCTTAGGAGATCCTGGAATGTTAGCGGCACCCTCAATAGGACTACTTCTAAAGCGACCAATCGCAAGAGCCCTTTCAAATTCTGGAGACCCTGGAATGCCTGCTGTACCGCCAATAGGAAATGCTGCGCCTTGCACCGGAGGTCTTGCTGGACCAGCTGTTTGACCAGGAGCGAGGCCAGGTATTGGAGCGCCTGCAAGAAATTGAGCCCTAACTGTTGCAGCATTTATAGCGATAATTTCTGCGGTTTCACTTAATTGCTCCAACGCTTTACCCCAAGAGGTGCGTACATTTAAATTTTGAATATCCAATACTTTTGCATTGTTTTGTAAACCAGTTAAGGCTTTAGTCCAGCTAGTTTGAGTGTTTAAACCACCAAGTTTTAAAACTTTTGCATTGTCTTGTAAACCAGTTAATGCTTTTCCCCAGCTAGTTTGAGTGTTTAAACCACCAAGTTCTAGAACTTTTGCGTTTTTAGCAAGCCCTTCAAAAGCTTTTCCCCAGCTAGTTCTTACGTTTAGAAGTCTGGTGCTGCGTCTTCCACCAATAGTGTTAGCAACATCTTGAATTTCATCAAATGCTCCAAGCCAACTTAGTTTTACATTTTTTAGTGCAGTGCCCGTAATTCGACCTCTGCCAAAAATGCTATCAGCAGTAAAAAGCGATAATTGTTTTGCTATGCCAGCGCCTGCACCGCCTCTACTTCCTCCACCCCCGCTTCCTTTTCCAATATTTTTTACAGCTCGGTCAATATCTTTTAACTGAGCATTGATCTCTTGGGTATTAAGCTTGATATTGACTTCGTACTCAGCGGCCACGACTAACCCGAAGACATTGCCCTCAGGTTAGCGCACCCTCCGATATTGAGCCTGCTGACGACTCCGCTCTATCTCTTTTTGCTCTCGGTCTGACTTGAGTGAACAGTACGCACTCCAGCCAAACAACTCTTCCATTGACATGGTGGCTCGAAGCTGAGCCAACGTCATGCCTAGCTTCTCAGCAATGAAGAACTGCAAAAACAGATAGTGGTCCTTATCAAGCTTCGCTTTTAATGGCGTCTGCTTCTTCCACCTCATCCATGCTCTGCATCTTGGACATGATGTCCAGCACGATGCTCAAGGGCAGGCGGTTGCGAATCTTGGCACGGTCGCCGTCCGAAAAAATCCGGTTGCCAGCTTCGTCTTCTGCCTTGCGAATGACCATCTGGATCGCAAAATCCAAGTTATCTTCAGCCGCACCAATGTTCAGCGCTTTCAATGAGTTGTTGATTGCATCGCGATCAGCAATCGTCAAAGGCTTCCAGTACAGCTTGAGAACGACTTCCTTACCGCTTTTGATCGTGTAGCTGCTGCGTTGCTCGACGCTAAACGCCTGACACAACTTGTCGATTGCGCGTGCTTCAGCCATAAAACTCAGTCAACTAGCACACTATAGCTTATCCTAAACGAGTGGCTTTAAAAGCCTTGTCTAAATCCCCAAGCAATCCGCCAGATTGCGTATAAACCTTGTACCAATCAGGATTTTGGCCTGCAGATGTTAATTCGCGTTTGTCACGTATTTTGTGCTCTTCGTAAGTTGCTGTTCCTCCACCTCTTCGAGGAACTGTTGCATTTGGGTTGTTGACAGCAAAACCTGCATACGAGGTTGAGTTGCCTACATACATTGAAGTCGTGATAGGAAAACGCAAGGATGAAACCGTTAGAGGACTGCCTTCCGTGGGTTTTGGAAACTTAGTTTTTTCAGGAATCGGACCAGTAAGACTTCTGTTAAATCCAGGTCGATCATCCGTTGGCTTAACGGCAGTTTGACTTAACTGCCATTTGCGTCCAAAACTAGAGGTCCACCACGGTCCTTCGCTTTGCAAAGAACGAATAATGATTGGACCAGCGGTTTCACGGCCTGTCTCAATCAGCTTGCGAATGTCCTTAGTAAGCTCCGTAATCGGTTTAGCCATTAGATCGCAGTAAACGTGCAGCGCACTACGCTGACAAAATGACTGTTGTTTTCTTCGCTTACAGCGGTTGGTCCAGTAATTTGACCAACACGCGGTTTTACTGAATAAGTGTCTGTATAGCCAGCAGCGTTTACAGACGTCAAACCATCAATAACTGACTCTGCAATCGCAGCTGCTGCAGCACTGCCTTTATCTCTTGGTGTAAAAATACCGCATTGCACCGTTCCAGCGTATTGATCAATCGCTGCACCGTGAGGCTGGATCGTGGCTTGATCAAAATTGATCGTTACCAAAACGTACTTCTTGTCCTTGCCAGGCGTCGTGAACGGCATGTTGTCAAACACCACCGAAACCGTAGCATCCGCTGCTATCACTGCAGTGTTGATCGCAGTCTCAAGTGCAGCCCTAGCGTTTACAAGCGTCATCAGAACACTACCCGAATCATATAAAGGTATTCCTGACCACCTCTAAAAGTGCGAATGTCTCGAATCTTGGTGGCGCGTGACGATCCATCAAACGTCAATGAGATCTCGTCCTGAAGATTGGCTTGGTTGTCTCCAATCTGATCAGGCGTTATGTAAAGACGAGCAGTGTTTTCTTGGTAACCACCCTCTTCGTCAGATGCAATAAACTCGACTGGAGCGTCAAACGAATAACTTGTGTCAGTCGTCGTAATAGCACCAGTCGCGAGATTGTAATTAGCAGAAGCCTTGCGCGTATAGGTAATCGTTGTGTCTAACGACTTGCCCAGATCCGCAACGACCTGCTTGGCAACGCTCTTGAACAGACTGTCGAG